TAGACTTTTTGATAAGGTAACTCTGCCCTAAGTGTTCCGCATATAAGAAACTTTGTAGCCAGATTAACTATATCTGCTAATTCAGATATGTCCTCAATTCTGCCAAAATTAATACTCCCCAAATTGCAAACATCACTGTCATCAGCACTGCATACTTCAGTACAAGCGTTCCGAAGCGTTTCATTTTCATTCTCCATAAAATTAAAGCTAAACCCAGGCTCCCCTGTACGCATCGCTTGGGCTATGTTTTCCTTGAAGGTATCCCCATATCCCTCGCCATTCCAATAGTTTAGCAACCACTCTGTATCATAGTTAATAGATATGTTTGTCATATCCAATGGTGCAGGAAAATTAAAGTCCTGCTCTTTTATTTGCTTCAAAGTAAAACCAGTATCGCCCACTGGCATCGTATCCCAATCCTTTGCGTGGAGGAACGTAGATACATCTTTGTGTTTCCAGTTCAGAGATGCGTATATAGCAGACCTACGACTACCTCCTTGCATCACCTTCTGTCCTATAGAGTTTATCATTTGCATCTTAGGAATAGGGCCAGAAGATAAACCACCAGACCCCCCAAGAACTTTACCTGCCTCTCGATACACAGAGTAGTCTACACCGATACCGCCCCCTGTCATCAGGCAGGACTCAGCTTTCCAACTTAGGTTGGCCCAATCTTCTCGCGTGTCTTCTTCTGCTTTTAATAGGAAGCAATTATTGTAGAACCGTTTCTTGCGTCCTGCGTAGTAAAGATATCTACCCCCAGGAATAAATTTCAATTCATCTATGTATCTAGTAAGAGCATCTTGCTCGTCTAGTGTCATCAGGTTTTGTTCGCCTGTTCGTAAAGAACCGCACACATCTTTTACGAGTGTTGATGCTAGGTCAGACCACGTTTCACACCCTTCATGTGCATACTTGTATTTAAATATATCTTCTGAAAATTTATTTCTAAACTGAGGATTGTTATTAGATTTAAATGATGACACTTCATGTACTCCCTTCGTTCTCTTCTTCCTCTACAACTTCTATTAACTTATTTAAATACCATTGTGCCTTCTTTAAATCTTCAGTTGGTTTACCTTTGTAATCAAACCTCCAAAGATATTTCAATATGTTGCCTTGAAGATAATATTTAAAGTTAGGTAGTAGTGCAGCTTCGATAGCATCAATGCATTCTATCCCACTCTGATTATAATGCGGTGGGTTGTTCACCATGTCTTTCATCTTATTATTTTCCGTTTGCTATTTCTCTTGCTTCTTCTGGGGAGTACCCCTCTTCAAATACTAACTCATATATAAAGAGATCACGGGCATTGTATGTATCATCATACTGTTCATATTCTTCATACTCTTCTTCTTTTTTCATGTGTATATCCTAGTGTTTAGTTATGGGTTTATCGTAAAATGGAAAAAACGAATCATAATCAGGTGCTTCTTCTTTAATCTCCTCATACTTATCGTAGTATTTATTTAACATATGCTCTATATAAGATCTATCTAAAGAGGGTAGTATGCACATAATCTTTAAAATATCCGTTACTATTCCTTCTACTTCTGGAGTATCTAGTAGAGATGAGTGAATAACAGGATAGAAGTTACAAGACACACCATACTCATCTTCTTCTACTTTTATTAATATACAAGCATAATCTTTTGGTACAGATACATCATCTTCTGACATTTTTCTTTTTGCCTCTCTTCTTTTTTTCGTTGATCCATTCTTCGGGGATAAGCTGATCGGCAAATATAAAGCCATACTTGTTGCACCAATCTGCATAGGTAGTTTTGCTTCCTTTTCGTAGTTTGTTTTTAGAGTTAGAAAATACAAATCTTAAATCTAAATCAGGATATTGATCCTTTATTAGTAAATGTTTCTGTCTGTCTTGTACAGTAAACACTCCTTTTGTTTCTACTATTATGCCATTAGGTAACCAAAAGTCTGGCGTATAGTTTCTATTCTTTTCGGGTTGGACAAAGGGTATCTTTTTAATCTCATAACAATCTAGTATATTTAAGAATGCTAGTTGTTCGCATACTCTTTCTTCTAAACCTGATCTGAAACCATGTGCTATTTTATAGCTGTATGCAACCATAAGTAGTTAAACCAAATGTACTATGCATACTCATGCTGTTTCCTCTCCCATAGAGTTTAACTGTGTGTATGCTACTATAGGTTTGCTTTTAGCCTTAGAAAATACAGACTCTCTTTCCTGTAAATTAGGCCAACAACTAAATCTATATTTACACCAAGAACATTCCATACCAAGTTTCCTGTTGCCAGTAAGCACTCTGTTAAATGTTTCTGGTTCATCTTCAAAACACCTTTCAAAAGGTGCATCTGAAACTAGTGCATCTATCTTCTTCTCTGCTTCCTTTAAAATACTAGACACTTCTGCCGTGGTATCAGTGCTTTCTATCCTGTTAAGTTCGCCCGTGGCTATGTTCATTGCCCATATACCACCAGCAGGTTTCCCCGTGGCAGAAGCATATACGTGTAGCTGTGTTACGTATCCGAAAGAATCTTTCTCTTTCAATGCATTCCAGCTAATAAACTTATTTCTAAAAGCAAAATCTGAAGTAGATTTTATGTCATCTACTCTGCCATCATCAAAAGATAAGTCAGCCTCTCCTGTTACTATATGCTTACCTATTTTAGTGGTAAGGTTTTGAGAAGACTTGTATCCTTCTATATTAGCTTCTTTTATAACGCCCTTTAGTATAGCCTCTACTACATCTCCTACCATCATTCGTAGGATAAAATTATAAGAGGGTGCTACACCTTTCTCACCTTTCTTCTCCATCTGTAACTGGCACAATGGCCTACCCAGATTAGAGGGCCTTACTTTAAAATCTCCCCTATTTGTTGAAGAAGCGAATTGCTTACGTAGTGCATCAGCTACATCATTGCATACGGTGGAGATAGTGTCCTCCGTCATGGACACCTCCCCATCCATATTCTTTTGAAGCCAACTAAGAACCTTCGCTAACTTCAAATCCATTAAGCAGCATCCTCGTTAAGATCTATAAAGTCATCATCTCCGTTAGATCCTGATGCATCATTAGCTGATGTATGCTTCTCCATAACCCATTTATTTATTTGCGATATGTGATCATGGAATTTTGAAAAGAGTGCAATGGTATCATCATCCATTGTATAGGATGTATCATCTGTAACAGATACATCTATATCATAGTATGTTACACCACCAGAAACTTTCTTACTCTTCATCTGTACTATTCTGGAATTAGGAAGAACACGTTTCTTTGAAACCATATCCAAGAAAAATTTAGATAAAGTTTTACCTGATGTTTTTCCAGAAAGTTCTATCTCAACAGGTATAGTAATCTCTGTCTTCTTACCTTCTTCATTGACACCTTTCATGGTAACCTCTCCATAGAAGATGATCATCAAGCGACAAGACCTAAGAAACTCCTGCCTATCTTTACTTAGAGACTTCCAATCCTTGATATATTCCAGGGGTCTACCACACTGAAAGTCTCCATCATCAGATGGTGCTTCATCTCTGGGGCCTTTAACTAATACGGAATGTACGTATGCACCCTGCACTTTTTCACCGTCTTTAGTAATGCGCTCCGCATACGCATCATATCTTTTGTATCTGTAACGATGCTCGTAGTATCTAAAAGATACTTCTCTTGCGTAGACTTTACCATCTTCGGTGGATACAGAAAAATAACCAGAAGGACATATAATGTCTCCATTACTATCCTCAAGATTTTCTCTCTCTATTCGTAGTCTAGCAAGGGAACTAGTAGAGTTCGACTCACCCCCTGTTTCACCAAAACTTTTTGCGAGTTCTGCTAATATAGCGGAGTTCTCTTGCTTTACTATTTCTTGTGTTTCAGCCATGTTTTATTTCCTTTCTCTGTCTCAAGACAAGACCTTTAGTTATACTCAAAACTACCTGTTTTGTCAAGACATATTAAGCCAGTTGCTTCCTGTTTTTGTCTCTATGGGTAATGGTACATCCATGTTTATATTATAATATAAATGGATGCGTTCCTTTGTTGAACTAGGAGATAATATGTCTTCTACAAGTCTCTTAACCCGATCAACTTCTTCATTCGGGCAGTCGAGCAGTACACTGTCATGCACCGTGTTCACTATTGTGGTTCTTAATTTATTTTTTTGCAA